TGTTTGAGGATGTTGGAAATGATCCTTATAGTTTTGTTTCAAGATTACCTGAAGTCTTGAGATCTAGGTTAACTAGTTATTACCTTCAGAAAACAATCAATCTAATGGAGTATTATAGTAACAACTCCATACTCAAAGTTCCGAAAAAAGAGAATACACTGATCATTTATGATTATTTAAACATTAAATCAGTATTTACATCGTTTGATTTAACTATAGAACAACTGATCAACAGTTTCTACTTTGGATATGTAATTTCAAAAGAAAGGGGAAGGGGAAACAATAGAACCTTCAAGGTTCTAAAAAAGATATTACAGCAGGAATTCAATTTCCGTGATAACATAAAAAACCTGTTTTCCTCTGGTCTCACAACCCCAAAATACTCCTCTAACAAGTCACTGTTAAAGGTATTCTCTCATTTATTCTCAAAAATCATTGCATCCAGAATAGGAGATAATTATAAAACTACTATCTTAAATAGCTACTGTTCTGAAGTTGCAACAACCAATTTTTCAGTATTGGCAACACTAAAAGCTGCATCAAGGAATCATCCAGATGACTTTAACTCTCAAGCTTCTACGGAAGGGAAAACTTCAAAAGAGATCTTTGATGAGTTGAAGAAACTAAATCCAGAAGAGAGTAAGAGAAGACCAAAGGTGCTTGAAGCTCTAATAGATCTGGTGGCAGAGTATATGAAGGATACTGGAAAGATCTCTTTGACACATGAAGTAGAATTGTTGCCATGGTGTTTAGATAAGTTGCTAAAGAAAGGGTATTTTGACAGTGATTGTTTTGCCAAACCACAGCATGGTGGAGATCGTGAGATTCATGTTCTAGAAATCTGTGCTAGAATTGTGCAGTTCCACCTGGAGATGATATCTAGAGTTTTCTGTAGATTTTTCCCCTCAGAAACAACAATCAATCCAGACACAAAAAAATTCTTTGTAATGAATCATTATCAAAGAAGTAGAGATTTGTTAAATAATAACTACTTTGTTATGTCAAAGTCTGCTGATGCCACTAAATGGTGTCAATGCCATCATTCATCTCATTTTGCTGCCATGTTCTCAGTTATTGCTCCTAAAGAGTTAAGAACACTAGCAATAAGTGCTCTTTCTTTGTGGCCTCATAAAAGATTAAGCTTCCCTCTACAACAAGTTTCTGACTTCCTTTCAAATCCTATTGTGAAGTCGAATAGCACATATGAAAGATTTCATAATGAGTTCTACACCGGTACTGGAATTTTTACTCAGAGATGCGGGAACAAGATAAATGTCATTTCAGGAATGTTTCAAGGGATCTTACACACCACAAGTTCTTTATATCATACAATGATTCAAGAGTGTATGAAGATGATAACTTCTCAGATTCTTGATAATGTTAAGATACCCA